TCTTTGTCTGAGAATCAGTGGAAGAACTGTCATCGTCACCACCACCCATTGCCATACCTAAAACAGCCAGAACGATGATAACGATAATTACACATTTCAACTTGCCGCCCTGTTTCTTCTGGCAATGAGGACACACTTTAGCTTTTGCATCAATCTCTTCTTTGCAGTACTTACAAACTTTAGTTTTTTCCTTGCTCATAGTTTCTTCTCCTTTTTTATTATTACTATATTAATAATTTAGGTAAAATTATACAGGATATTGAATAAAATATCAAGGGATTTGCTGAAAATAATGTCCAAAATGAATAAATGAGATACGTGCATCATATAATGCAGTAAAGATTTGATAACAGGAGGGGTTACATGGATTACAGGAAAGGAATTATTAAAATGCTTGATATGGCAGATGAGCGTTGTTTGCGGCTCATCTACGTACACATCAAGGCTTTGCTGGGGCTGAAATAATCAGCCCTTTTTGTTTTCCTGCATTAACTCCACCATCTTTTGAAGAACTTCCCAGTCAGATTCATCTAACGCCGAAAGCATCGAAATAAATTTCTTTTTAAAAGAATCTTCCTCGCTTTTCAGTACATCACCGACAAAGTTTTCTATCTGTTCATCTCTTGTTAATTCGATAAACATTTCGCCGTTTCCAGTTCGTAGCCAATCTTCATTGACGTTAAATTTGGTACATATGTCCTGTATTGTTCTTTCACTAGGCTGTTTAACCCCTGAACATAATTGTGATACAAAAGCCTGTGATACATTAAGCTTTTCAGCAAAAGCTGTTTTTTTCATTCCAAGACTCTTTATCAGATAATCAATTCTTTCGTTAAGACGATTCATTTTTGACACCTCCTTTCTAATTAGTATAGTACACCATGGTAATTACAAAGTCAACAAAAAATATAACTGAGTTATAAAAAACTGTTGACAATATATCTGGGTTATGGTAAAGTATAACTAAGCTAAGAAACACAAGACGACCACACAGGAGGGAAGCAGGATGAAATTATACGATATTTTAATGGTAATCGACAATAGCACATTAATTAGAATAGTAGTAGCAATGTTTGGTATGGAGTTCGAAGCAGAGCACTATGCGGACTACTTTTTGGGTTGTGAAACGGACGAGCTTTTAGACAAAAGAGTTACTGAAATGAGAGTGACAGAAAAAAATGGGCTTGAAATTATTTTAGAAAATAAATAGCCGAAACGGTCAGAAATGACCGTCTGCCGGAGACGACCTCCCGGTACTGATGATGGCAGGTCAAGAAAGAGAGGTGCTGAAAATGTCAGAAAAAGAAAAACAGATTCTTGAAGCTATAACAAAAGCTATTCCTAATATGTCTGAATTTAATAAAGGCTACTTACTTGGCATGGGTGAAGCAATGGCAAGTAATAAGAAGCAGGAATGTGAAGAACAGAAAGAAGGCGACTAAATGGAAACAAGAAATCTATACAGAGATAATGAGAGAGCAGCCGTGGCTGCATTTCACAATGGCAAACTTCTTTACATAGTAACTTATTTCTTTGGTGCGGATTTATTTGAGCGCGGAAGGGTTACTGTCTGCAACGACGGCACAGTGATAACATCAGGTGATGTAAATGTAATTTAGGAAGGTGACTAGATGAATAATATTCAAATCTTCGAAAACAATGAGTTTGGAGCAATTCGAACCAAGATAATTAATGACGAGCCGCATTTCTGCTTGCCAGATGTTTGCGGAGCGTTAGAAATTAAAAATATCAGTCAGTTAAAAACCAGACTGAATAAAGATGGGGTCATTATTAGTGAGGTCATCGACAGTGTGGGAAGAAAACAAAATGCAAACTTTGTGAACGAACTCAACCTTTACAAAGTAATCTTCCAGAGCCGCAAAGAAAGTGCAGAACGCTTTACTGACTGGGTAGCCGGAGAGGTTCTTCCGTCCATCAGAAAGACAGGTGGTTATCAGAAGCCTGCAACAATAGCGGAGCAGATAGGCTTACTCGCCACGGGCTACGGAGACCACGAAGACCGCATAAAGAACCTTGAGAGCAACATGGTGATTGACTACGGTCAACAACAAGCCTTGCGACAGCACGTCAATAAGGCAGTTCTGAACGCATTAGGTGGCAAGGACACAGAAGCATATACATATATCAGCAAAGTTGTATTCGCCGAATGTAACAGGGATTTACAAGACCGGTTTAAAGTTAATAGCCGAAATAACATCCCTCGTAAACGGTATGAGGAAGCTATTGACTATGTAGACAACTGGGAACCGAAAACAAACACAAAGTTAAGAATTGACGAATATAACCGTCAACAGAGATTCGAGGTGTAAAGATGGAAGTAGGAGATATAAGGGGGATGCTTGCAATAGCAAGAAAAGCACGTGGAATCACCCAGAAAGAACTGGCTGAAAGATGTGGATTAGCTGAAGTTACAATCAGAAAATACGAAACGGGCAGACGATTTCCTAATGCGGAAACTTTGAAACGCATCACTAAGGAGCTGGGCGTGAAAATAGTTGTGATACCTGAAAAGGAGTTAGGGGGTGAATAAAAAATGAATGAACCTCCAAGACCTGAGTATGTTGCCAGACTACTCTACACCCTCTTGGGAAAAGAACAGGGCGTAGAGTATGACAAAGTGTTTTACACTGATAAAGACGGTGTAGAGCATGAGGTAAAAAAGGAAGAGCCCTACCATTAAGCTCTTACGATAAATCATACAAGTAAATCATACAAAAGACTTGGCGTTTTGTCAAGATAGGAGGTAGACATGGCAGTAATGAGAATAAATAAAACGACAGACTACACCGTTATGTCGAATTATCATTTTAGAGAAAAGGATATGTCTTTAAAAGCAAAAGGTCTACTGAGTCTTATGCTTAGTTTACCGGAAGACTGGGACTTTACAGTTAAAGGACTGGCAAATTTGAATAAAGACGGCGTAGACGGCGTGAGAGCCGCATTGGAAGAGTTAAAGACGTTCGGATACCTGAGAGTGACTCGTGAGAGAAACGAAAAAGGACAGGTAAGCGGTACAGTTTACGACATTTACGAAAAGCCAACACAGGAAAAACCTGTATTGGAAGAACCTAAAGAGGAAAAGCCTATATTGGAAAAACCAACACAGGAAAAACCTATACAGGAAAATCCAACGCAATTAAATACTAAAGGAATAAAATACTTAAATAATAAAATACTTAAGGAATCAAGTACTAAAGGAATAAAAGAGAGTGTGCGTGCGAAGAAAGAGCCGGAACAGTATTTCGAGGATGAAGAACTTAACTGCAAGTTTTTGGAATTCCTTGCTATGCGTAAGAAAATCAGAAAGCCAGTAAGAACAGACAGAGCCTTGAAAGCTTTGCTCAAAAAATTACACGAGTTGTCCGGCGGAGATTTGGGAGCGATGAAAAAAATCATAGACCAGTCATTAGACAAGGAGTGGTTAGGATTCTTTGAACTAAAAACAGGTAACGACAGCACGAAGAACATTAACGACCGACTGTACGGAGATATACAGCACTGGGCGGCACAGAAAGAACAGGAGGGGGGCGGAATGTATGACGATTTCGGAGTTTTCTAAAATCGTAGCCGCACTAAAGACTGTTTACACGGCTCCGGGATTTGTTCCAAACGAACAGGCGTTAGACATGTGGTACCGCCTGGTAGGCAAGAACAACGACTACCAGACAATAAGCGTGGCGGCACAGATGTACATGACAACAGGAAAGTTTCCGCCGACACCGGCAGATATTTTAGAGTGTGCCAGTAAGCTCAAAGCGGAAAGCAGCTACCTGAGCGAGCAGGAAGCATGGGCAACAGTGGCAAAGGCGTGCAGCAATGGGATTTACGGTTACAGAGAGGAGTTTGACAAACTGCCCCCTACGTTGCAAAAGGCAGTAGGAACGCCACAGACGCTCCATAACTGGGCGGTAGTAGATTCAGCAGACTTTCAGACGGTCATACAGTCAAACTTCCTCAGGAGCTACAGAGCGGCGTTAGAAGCACAGAAGGAGATAGACAAGTACCCGCCGAAGCTCCGAGAAATGATACAGGCGGCGGGAGCAATAGAGCGAAAAGAAACAGTACCAGAACTACCCACACTGGGAGAAATAGTTGGGCGGTTAGAACAGGATAATAAAAATTATCCCCCGGAACAGTGCGAGGGAGCGTTAGGGGATTGGATAGCAGGAAAGAAAGAGAGGTTAGGTTATGGATGCAATGATTAATGCGACATGGTTCCAGGCAAAGGAATATGACGATAAAGTGATGGGGAAAGGAGTAATCCCGGCGGAAGTCACGATTACTGTCAAAGACAAAGAAGTAGCACAGGGACTGCTTGAGCTGTTTAGACTGGGCGTTGAAAGAAGCAACGATATGAAAAAGATAGAGGCATACGCCAGAGGCTACAACGAACTGAGCAAGGCTATTAAAGAGACATGGGGTACAGGAAATGGAACGAGGATTTGACCCGGCTAGAGAGTATTTAAAGACACAGCGCCTTGAGGCGGAATATGAGTGCAGAACAGCACACAAAGCAATCAAACGAGGTGCGGCAAACTACAACGAATACGAGAGGTACGAGGAGGAATTAGAGCAATGACATTATACGAGATTGACAGTGCAATCATGGATTGCGTAGACGAGGAGACAGGAGAAATTATTGACCTTGAAAAACTTGAGGCTCTCAACATCGAGAGAGACAAAAAGGTGGAGGGAATCGCGCTGGCAGTAAAGAATTACGCCGCAGAAGCAAAGGCAATCAAAGAGGAGGAAGAAAAGCTTGAGAAACGCCGTAGAAGTTGCGAGAACGCCGCACAGAGGTGTAAGGACTATCTGTCCCATGCTCTTGACGGAGAAAAGCTCAAAACGGCAAGAGTAAGCGTATTCTACAAGAGCAACGAGTCTGTGACTATTGACGATTTAGGCAGTCTGTCAGAGGAATACATCAGGATTCCAGAGCCACAGGCAGACAAGACAGCGATTAAAAAGGCGATTAAAGCCGGGAAAGAGGTCACAGGGGCGCATCTTGAGACCTCAAAGAGCGTGATCGTGAGGTAAGAAAGATGGGAGAAATTCACAAAAAGTTGCAGAAAATTCAGGCAGAATTAAAGGTACCCAAGAGTAAATACAGTGAGTATGGCGGCTATAGTTACAGAAGCTTAGAGGACATCTACGAAGCAGTAAAGCCTTTATTAGACAGGGAAAGTTTAATATTAACCGTAAACGACGAAATTATCATGCTGGGCAACCGATTTTACATAAAGGCGACAGCAATTTTAAAAGACACAGAAAGCGATGGCAGTTTTTGCACTACAGCATACGCCAGGGAGGAGGAAAGCAAAAAAAAGATGGATGCGGCACAAGTTACCGGCTCAGCGTCGAGCTACGCGAGAAAATATGCCTTAAATAGCTTATTTCTTCTGGACGATTCCAAAGACGCGGATACAGACGAATATAAACGCAACGAGGTTATCACAGAGAAAGAAGCAAAGCGACTCTATGATTTGATGCAAAAAAAAGGAATGACGGAAGGGCAGATTAAAGAATGGGCAAGTCAAAGAGGTTTAAAATCACTGTATCAGACGACGCAACAACAATATGCCGAAGCCATGAAGGAATTAGGACTAAAATAGCATGGATTTAACTGGAAAAATAAAAAACTTAGCGGTGGATTATTTTAGCAAAAAGATAACAGTTACCCTGGAAATTAACGAGGCGGAGCGGTTTATAAAGGGCGTGGATGAACTGAAAAAGCTGGAAAAGCTGTCCGTAATAATTAAACCGTTCCGCAAGAAAAGGAGCTTGTCGGCAAACGCTTATTTCCACGTCCTAGTCACCAAAATAGCGGAAAAAGTCGGAACGAGCAAGGCAGAAGCCAAGAATTTGATGATAGGCAGATACGGACAGCCGGAGCTGATAAAAGGGGACATAGCAGTTTTAAAAACCAATGTTCCAACCAACATCATGTACAAAAAAGAGGACATTCACACGGTTGCAATAGGACGGCGGATAGAAAAAGGTAAAGAGGTAGTGTTTTACAGACTCATGCGAGGTTCGCACACCTACGACAGCCGGGAAATGAGTGAGTTAATCAAAGGCACGATACAGGAAGCAGAAGATTTAGGAATTGAAACGCTAACACCAAGAGAATTGGAACAAATACTAGGAAAATGGAAGCCAAGAAAGGAAGAAGAAAAATGAAAAAATTTGAATTAACAACAGAATTTATCACAAATGCGTTTGGAAAAAAATTATTCAGAATTAAAGCGCTGGTTGAATTTGGAGACGTGAAAGCTGGAGAACTTGGAGGATATGTAGAGAAAGAAGAAAATGTATCGCAAGACGGCGATGCGTGGGTTTCCGGCAATGCAGAGGTTTCCGGAGATGCAGAGGTGCGTGACAATGCAGAAGTGTCCGGAGATGCAAAGGTGCGCGGCAATGCAGAGGTTTCCGGCAATGCATGGGTGCGCGGCAATGCAGAGGTTTCCGGCAATGCAGAGGTTTCCGGAGATGCAGAGGTGCGTGACAATGCAGAAGTGTCCGGAAATGCAAAGGTGCGTGGCAATGCAGAAGTGTATGGAAATGCAAAGGTGTCCGGAAATGCATGGGTGCGCGGCAATGCAGAGGTTTCCGGAGATGCAGAGGTGCGTGACAATGCAGATTATACATTAGTACAGGGATTCGGGACAAAATTCCGCTGCACAACTTTTTACAGGGGCAAAAATAAAAAAATAATGGTTAATTGTGGGTGCTTCCGTGGAGATTTAGAAGGATTTAGAAAACAGGTAAAAGAAACACGAAGCGGAAAAATAGCAAAAGAATACCTAATGATTGCTGATTTAATGGAATATCATTTCACAAGCGAGGATTCTAGCGATGAATAGCGTACTACAAACTAAAAAAGAGTGTTTTTTCTGCAAAACAACCCAAAATTTACATAGGCATCATGTCTTATATGGCAGTAGCAACAGAAAACAAGCCGAAAAGTATGGTTTTACAGTTTATTTGTGCCTGAATCACCATACCAACGGTGGTGAGGCGGTACATCGTAATCCCAACGGACCGCTAGACAGGTATCTCAAAGAACTAGCACAGAAGTACTGGGAGGAGAACAACGGAACGAGGGAAGAATTTATCAAAACATTTGGGAGGAATTATCTGTGAATAAGTTTAGAAATAAAAAGATTTTTACGAAAGATGGGAAGTTTGATAGTAAAAGAGAAATGCATCGCTATTTAGAGCTGGCGGCGATGCAACAAGCGGGGAAAATTACAGGATTAGAGCGGCAGCCGAGATACATCCTTGTGGGCAGCCAGAAGCGAGAGGATGGCACTACAGAACGCCCCGTATCATATACGGCAGATTTTCGTTACACAGACAAAGAGGGCAAGATTATTGTCGAGGACGTAAAATCCCCGCGTACAAGAAAAAATCCGGAATATATCATCAAGAGAAAGTTGATGCTTGAGCGATACGGCATCACAATCAAAGAGGTGGCGTAATAAGAGAAGTAAGAGACTCAGAAGCAAGAAAACAGAAATGGATTTCATAATTTTGAACAGCGAGATTATGATTTTGTAGAATTAGAGCAAAGACTTGCTGGCCGTCATGTTTGACGCTGGCTATCAGAAAGGGGAGCTTATGATAACAAGAGATGATATCGTGATAAGAAAAGCTATTTTACATATTTTGGATACTGACCATGGAGAATGCATTTTGTCAAGTGCATTATTAAATCCAGGTCCAGAGATGCATGATTTTATTCGCAATCACATTTACAAGATTATTTCCAGTGATGATACAAAGAATTGCGTATTTGATTCGGAATTTTCCCCGATCCACTCTATCTTGGAAACTTGGGAAGAATCAAACGATGCGTCCTTTATTGAAACGAGTCGGATAATTGCAAATAAACTTTATGCTGCTATGGGAGAAGGGCTTAACATTCCGGCAGCAGATTTATTATTTGTGACTTTCCAGGCAGAAGGGACTATTTACCTTGCATTGTTAAAAATGAATTACAAGAGAAATTATAATCACGCTAGCATTCGTAAAGGTGATTATACATATGTGGAACTATCGAGAGATTATTCGCTCATTTCGGCAACTTCAAGGGTACCGGAAGCGGCAATTATTAATTTGTCTGACTACAGCATAAAGCTGTTAGAAAAAAGATACGAGGTAAATGGCGAGAGAGTTTATTATTTGTCTGAAAATTTTCTTGTCTGCCATACGAGTTTTTCACCCAAAAAGAAATTGAATATTTTGACACATATCATCAATAATATTTCAAACAAATATGATGGTAGAGATTTGAAAACAAAGATGGATACGAGAAGTGCATTACAAAAGGAATACATAGAGCGTAAAACTTTTAATGTCGAGGAAATCGGTAATACACTTTTTGGAAAAAACCCAGAAAAGAAAGCAGAATTCGATGAAAAGGTAGAACAGTATAATCTACAGTACGATAATTTCACTGTTGTCAATGAGAACACTGTAAAGAAGTTAGAAAAACAGGTTTTAATAACTGACAGTGGAATTGAAATCTCAATTCCGATGGAAACATATAATAAGCGAGCTGATTTCGAAGTTAAGACTGACGTAACAGGTAAGTCAACGATTGTTATCGGAAATATAGATAATGTTATCCTAAAATAAGCTGGACACCCTCCGGGGTTAAGGATAGATACACATTACAGTAACACGTTAACGGTTCCATGAGGAGCTATATGCCATTGATTCCTCCGGATTTATTCCGGAGGGGAAAGGAAAGAAAATGAAAGTAAACAGAAAAAAGTTTGAACTTGCTAAAGCGAGAACCTGTATGGGACGAAAGGAAATCTTAGCAGCAGGTTTTCCCGATGGTACACTACGAGGCGTAGTAAGCGGTCGCAACCTTAAACCGGAAACAGTCGGAAGACTTGCCAAAATCATGGGAGTTGATGTCCTCGACCTTATTGACACCGAAGAGGAGGAGTAAATGGACAACAGTGCAACAAAACCAGACACCTACATGAGCATATCAGAAAAATTCATGCAGGGTGAAATAAGCGAGGACGAATTTGTGGAGCAGTATAACCGATTGATTGAGCAGGAGGCTGAAAAGCACTGGGAACCGGTCGAACCACATGAGCATATTTAAGAGGAGAGAAAATGAAGTTTATTGATTTTTTTGCCGGAATCGGAGGGTTCCGCAGAGGCATGGAACTGGAAGGACATGAATGTGTTGGCTTTTGCGAATTTGACAAATTCGCGGTTGCGAGCTACACATCTATGCATCTGATTACTCAGGAACAAAGAGAATTTTTGAGCAAAATGCCGTTGAAACAGCGACAAAAAGAAATACTAAAGGAGGAATACAGGAATGGAGAGTGGTACGCAAATGACATTAGAAGAGTATATGCCGGAGACATTCCAAAAGCAGATTGCTGGTGTTTCGGATTCCCATGTCAAGACATCTCTGTTGCAGGAAAGCAACTTGGGTTTCAAGGAAACCGTTCAAGCTTGTTTTTCAGAGTTATGTACCTTATCGGACAACTCGAAGAAGAAAATAGACCCACTTACCTTTTCATTGAGAACGTTAAGAATTTGCTTAGTATTAATGGAGGATGGGATTTCGCCAGACTGCTCATTGAAATGGAGCAGAGGGGGTATGATGCAGAATGGCAGGTGCTCAACTCCAAAGATTTCGGAGTGCCACAGAACAGAGAAAGGTGTTTCATTATCGGGCATCTTAGAGGCAGAGGCTCCGCAGAAGTATTTCCTGTCGAAAGAGCAGACAGAGAAGATAATATTCAAATAATAGGTCACAGGGACGGTTACAGAAGAAATACGCAGGTATTTGCACCTGATGGAATTACAGAAACTCTTGATACTGGTCAAGGTGGTGGGCGAGGGCATCATGTAGCATTGCCGTGTTTTATAGATTTGTGCAATAGTGGAACAGAAACAACCAGCGTTGCTAGATGCTTGCAAGCGAGATACCAAAAAGGATACGGAACGTATAAAGCGCAAAATAGTGGTATCGCAATTCCGGTATTAACACCAGACAAGGCAGAGAAACGTCAGAACGGAAGAAGGTTCAAAGAAAATGGTGAGCCGATGTTTACACTTACTGGACAGGATAGACACGGAGCGGGGATCGAACTGATTGGAGTTATTGATCCACAGGGCAGAAAAGCGAAATGTGTTACCCCTAAGGGTGAAGTGCCAACACTTAGAAGTCAATCGCATGGAAACGAACCTAATGTCTGCATAAAAGTAGCCGAAGCAACAAAGCAAGGCTATTCCGAGTGTAGAGTAGGCATTGATAGCGTGAATTTATCAGTTCCAGGAAGTAAAACAAGAAGAGGGCGAGTTGGACGTGATGTTGCAAATACATTAGATACCAGTTGCAATCAAGGGATTTTTGTGCAAGTTTCAGAAGAGCTGACCGTATATGCAACCTGGTACGAAAAATACCAATGCTACATAGCTATTAGAAGGCTGACACCGAAAGAATGCTTTAGGCTACAAGGTTGGACAGATGACTATTTTGAAAAAGCAGAGTTTGTTAATTCTGATAGTCAATTATATAAGCAAGCAGGAAACGGCGTAACTGTAAATGTAATAAGAGCTATTGCAGAAAAATTAGGCGAAAGAGATGGATACACGAAATCACGAACATTGCAAAGGCAAAACGGCGCATGAGCATATATGAAAGGAGCAAAAAGATGAAACAGCTTAGTCTCGAAGATATCAATCTTGATATGATTCCGATTAATGTACTGCAAGATGTTGATAAGCGAATAGCTGACTGGAGAGCGGCCGGAGGCAAAGACTCCGATGCATACATCCAGAATCAGTTAAGATATTTAAAACGAGTCGAGTTGATGGCAAACAACGCCACGGATACGCTCACATATTTTTAAACAGGAGGAAATAACAAGTTTATTTGTAAAGCGAAAAAACGTATAGAAGCATGAAGACAAGAAAGGAAAAAAGAAATGAGTATATTTAAAAGGAGGAAGAAAGATGTTAACTGCTGTATATGATACAAGGCGTTCTACCGACGTAATGGAAATTCAGAAGGACGCTCAATATTTGAAAGAAGAAATGACTGGTTGTATATACAGGCACTTCAAAGGAGGATTATATATCGTAACGGACGTTGTAGTAAATTCCGAGTCTCTTGAAATAGAAGTGATATACAAAGACTTTACACCTTCCCAGCTTACATGGAGTAGAGATTTAAAACAATTTTTTTCGGGAGTCAATACAACAAAGTACCCTGACGCGCTACAAAGAGTGAGGTTTAAAAAAGTTGGAAGAAACGGGGAGATAGAACGATGAGCATATTTGATGTAGCAATGACTGCAGACAATGAAAAAGAAATAAGAAGAAAGTTGGAGGAGTAAATATGAGTGAAAAGATTTGTGGAGTAGTTATATTGGCAATAATATATTTGTTGCTTGCATGGAAAGCAAGTGATTTATGGAGGAAGTGATATAAGTACAGTAAATAACGTGATAAGTAACGTGATGCCTATAATATGGGCAGCGATTGCTTTACTGGAATGGATGGCGGCAGAAGAAAAAGAAGATAAGATTTATGCAGCAGTAATGATGATATTAGCGATGGTTGCGCGGAGGTAAGAAAATTGAGCAATCCTAAGCATGATTGGTACGGACACGCAGTAAAACAAGTAAAAAAATACCCAGACAAGTTAATTGCAGAAAATACAGCTCAGTCAGCCCTGTGGATGTACGCTATCAACAAGGCGATAAAGCAGACAGAGGGCATGGACAACGGAATGGACAGAATGAAAGCTGTACAGCTGGTATATTTCGAGGATAGATACACGATAGCAGGGGCGGCGGATAAGCTCGGATATGCAGAAATGACTATACGCAGATGGCTTAGTGCTTTCGCCAATTTGGCTGGGAAATATGCGGGATATTAGAGAGGGAGAATTATCTCCCTCTCTTTTTTATGTTTGTCTAACATGGCTTAAAAAATGTCGTACAATACACTTGTACGGACGAGTACTGGTAACTTTTTGTGAGAAATAACCTCCTCATCTTTTTGTGGTAAAAGTGTAAACTCTCACCCGCGTAAAAGAGAGTACGCAAGACACCTATCCCACGGTGCCTTACGTTCCATACAGGTTGCGGGTCTACAAGTGACGATAAGAGATTAGAGACCAGCCGCTTATTAGTCTTACCCCGGCGGCTGTTAAGGTGCAATTCCTTATACTTGTATCTAGTTGCGCTATGCAACTGGTGTAAACGATTTTTTTCATATTTTCTTTCCTTTCATATAACCCCGTAAACAATTCATTACGGGGTTATGGTTGTATTTAGGAGGTGACCCCAAATGGGATAAGTAAATACCAAGAGTGGATGACCCAAGAAGGGTTGCTAAAAATAGAGGGATGGGCACGAGATGGATGCACAGACAAAGAGATTGCGGCAAACATCGGCATCAACCCAGATACCTTGTATACATGGAAGAAAAAATTTCCAATTTTAGCCGATACCTTAAAAAAGGGAAAAGATGTTGTGGACAGGCAAGTGGAAAAAAGCCTGTTACAACGGGCACTAGGGTACAGCTACGAAGAGACGAGCAAAAAGTACGAAGGCGGAGTAATGACGGAGCGAAAAGTAACAAAGAAGCACGTTCCGCCAGATACAACAGCACAAATATTTTGGCTAAAGAACAGGAAGCCGGAACAGTGGCGTGATAAGCCGCGGTCAGAGAGCGCAAGCGACAAAGCACTGGTGAAAGCTATTGAAATCCTTGGGGGTGTCGATAGTGCCATTGACTAGCAAGCAGGCAGAATACCTGCAAGGCTGTAACCGCCGTTGGAATGTAAAGACCGGGGCGACAGGCTCCGGGAAATCCTTTGTTGATTATGCAATCGTAATTCCTCAACGCCTGACACATCTAAAAGGATTAGGGCTTGCTGTGATGTTAGGAAACACCAGGGGCACGCTACAACGTAACATACTTGACCCTATGCGAGAGATTTGGGGTGAGGAGCTAGTTGGCGAGATACGCAGTGACAACACGGTACAGCTATTTGGCAAAAAAGTATATGCATTAGGTGCCGACAACAAGAAGCATGTTGCAAGAATACAGGGAGCGACGATTGAGTATGCATACGGTGACGAGGTGACGACATGGAATCAAGAGGTATTTGAGATGTTGAAATCCCGTCTTAGAACATCACACAGTCATTTTGATGGCACTTGCAACCCGGCGGGACCAAAGCACTGGTTTAAGGGCTTTCTGGATTCCGATGCAGATATATTCCAACAGGCGTACAACATACATGATGGCTGCCTGGCTGCCTGCCCCGGCGGTAGTGGACGAGTTAATAAAAGAGTACTCCGGCACGCACAGGTATCAACGCTACATACTGGGCAACTGGGCAGTGGCAGAAGGGCTTGTGTACGATATGTTTTCGGAGGAAAGGCACGTCTGCAGAGCAGAGACTAGCGGAGAGATAATTGTTAGCTCCGACTTTGGTATGCAGAACGCTACCGTATTCCTCGTCTGGCAGAAAAGAGTAGATACCGGTAACTGGCATTGCATAAAAGAGTACTACTATTCAGGCAGAGAGAACAACCGCATGAAGTCAGTCAGTGAGCTAGTAAAAGGACTAGAGGACACACTAAACGGGCAGAAAGGTGATTTAGTCATTGTTGACCCATCCGCTGCCGCTCTCATTGTGGAGCTACGCAGTAGAGGGCATAAGGTCAAAAAGGCGGATAACACTGTTAACGATGGGATAGCGGATGTTGAGACGATGTTGACACAAGACAAATTATCGTTTGACCCGTCTTGCACACACACGATTGAGGAATTTGGCATCTATGCATGGGACCCAACAGCGGCTGACAAAGGCAGGGACGCAGTTATAAAACAGTCAGACCACGCAATGGATGCTATCAGGTATCTTGTAAAAACATTAAAACTCGTCAAGCGCAGCCGAACAAGACAATACAAATCAATTCTAGGGTGACGACAAATGTATTTATCATATCAAGATTTCATTGCCGCAAAAGACAAAGGGCAATTTATAAATCAGTTTATAAAATTCCACGAGAGTACAGGAGCATACAAAGAGGCGTTAAAAGCGGACAAGTACGACGCACAGGAAAATGAGACTATCTTGCAATTTCAGCGTGTTTATTACACTCTGCTAGGTCAAAAAAAGATAGATAATTTTTCGTCTAACGCGCAGATATGCTCTAATTTCTTCCACAAATTAAATACGCAGCGTTGTTCGTACAGTCTAGGAAACGGCGTCTTTTTTAACGACATGAATGTCAAGGACAAACTGGGCAAACAGTTTGACAGAAGAATCAAAGAGGCGGCGTACAATGCATTAATTCACGGTCAGTCCTTCCTTTTTTGGAATGTAGACCACGTGCACGAATTTCCTTTTACACAGTTCGCCCCGATGTGGGATGAGGACACAGGGGCGTTGATGGCAGGCATAAGATTCTGGCAGCTGGACGAACAGAAACCGTTTAAGGTTGTGTTGTACGAAATAGATGGTTATACAACCTATAGCGCAGAAAGCAAATTTGGGGAATTAAAAGAGACCGCTCCCAAACGGGCGTACAGGCAAAGAGTGGAAGTCGCTAACAATCTGGAACCAGAAATCATCGGGGAAGAAAATTATAGCAGTCTCCCCATTGTACCAATGTTTGGCAACAAGCGACACATAAGCACCCTGAGGGGGATGCAGTCAAAGATTGATGCCTACGACGCGGTGCAAAGTGGTTTTGCCAATGATCTGGACGACTGTGCGCAGATGTACTGGCTCATTTCCAATGCTGACGGTATGACAGATGACGAACTGGCGGAATTCAGGGACCGGCTCAAGTTTCAGCACATCGCAAAGGCCGAGGAAGGGCAGGTACAGGCATACACACAAGAGCCGCCGTATACCGCCAGAAAAGAGTTTCTCACGCAAATGCGGGCAGAGATTTATGAGGACTTCGGGGCGTTGGATGTACACACCATAGCCGCCGGAGCAACAAACGACCATATCGATGCGGCATATCAACCACTAGACGATAATGCGGATGATTTTGAGTACTTCGTAGGCGATGCGATCGAAAAGATTCTGGAGCTTGCAGGGATTGACGACGAACCGCAGTTTAAGCGGAACAGAATCAGCAACGAAAAAGAGCGTACAGATATGATTCTTGAGGCGGCTAATTATCTGGATGAAGAAACCATCCTGAAAAAATTACCGTTTGTTGCACCAGAGGAAGTGCCGGACATTTTGGCAAAGCTAGACGAAGAATCATATAACCGCTACACGGAGCCGCCTGAACCAGATGTGCCGGAAGATATCCCGGAAGGGGATGAATAACTATGTATCCATCCGACAAGTGGACAGAACAGGAACTGCAAAAGTTAGAAAAGCGGTTAGCAGATGTATATAAACAAGCCGGAAAGGAACTTGACGGCAAAGCAAGAAACTATTTTAAACAATTCTCCCGCCGGTACGCTAAGGAATATGCGGCATACCAGGCAGGGAAGTACACCAAGAAAGAATTTGAAGCATGGTTGATGAATCAGTATGGCAGAGGGCAGAGGTGGGAGGCACTACGCGAGGACATGGCACGGCGACTGACAGAGTCAAACCAGATTGCCGCGGCATACATCAACGAGAAGACCCCTCTTGTTATCGCCCTCAATCGCAATTTTGAGGCGTACATGATTAAATCTCTTATGCCTGATAAGCAGATAAAGGAGATTGGAGATATTGCATTTAATTTGGTTGATGAACACACAGTTAAGCGGCTGACGGTCAGAAAACAAAAGATTCTCCCGCCGCGTAGAGTACTAAAAAGCAAAGATGTGCATTGGAACAAGAAGAAACTGCAAAATGCACTATTGCAAGGAATATTGCAAGGCGACAGTATAGGAAAGCTCGCAGGGCGATTTCAGGACGTTACAGGAATGAATCATACTGCCGCAATCCGAAACGCCCGCACAGCGTTCACAGGAGCGCAGAACGGGGGCAGGCAGGCGGCATACGAGGAAGCCTACCAGATGGGGATTGATGTGGTGAAACACTGGACAGCGACAAAAGATTTGAGGACACGAGACAGTCACAGAGCATTAGACGGCGAAGAAGTACCGTTTAACATGGCGTACTCAAACGGTCTCATGTATCCGGGAGACCCAAGCGGAATCCCGGCGGAAGTTTACAACTGTCGTTGTACGCAGAGAACTGCACTGCCTACCGAACTGGCGCAGCCACGAATGATACGCGTCAGAAACCCAGAGACAGGCAGAAACGAGATTATAGAAGACATGACCTACTACGAATGGTTAGCAACGCAAGGAGGGCGGATATAATGGCAGATATTGATGTTGTAAGCCATGTAGATGAGGTAATTTTAAAGACCACGATGGCACTTGCAAGAGCATTAGAGCAGGCAGGAGCCGCCGCAGAAGGACACGCAAAAGACCTTTGTCCGGTCGATACAGGCGCGCTGAGAAACAGCATTACACATCAGACCGACTTGGAAAATCTCACGGAAACAATAGGTAGCAACGAAGAATACGCCGCCTATGTGGAACTGGGAACCGGTGTGTACTACAAAGGGGGACGGAAGACCCCGTGGACTTATCAGGACGATAAAGGACAGTGGCATATCACAAACGGCCAGAGGGCACAGCCGTATTTAAAACCGGCGGCGGCAAATTACGCGAAAGAATACACAGCAATCATTGCAGATGAATTAAAAGGAGCGATGGAATAATGGACAGATTGTCTTTGCTCGTCAAGGCAAAGGAAACGGCGGAGTATTTTGTTGATAAAAAATTTAAATACTCTCAAAACGTGGCGAATAGCTGGGCGGGCGCAAAGAAGAAAAAGGTAAGTAATTGTGCATCGTATGTTTGCTATTGCCTACAGCAATTGGGCATCCTCAAACCGGGACAACTGTTTTATTGCAACAGGAACGGAGCAGTTGTCTATAAGGGCACAGGAACAAAAGCGGCTATATCAAAACGATACAGGTTGATAAAAGTAAATAAATTACCCCGGGATTATAAAAGTAAATTAAAGCCTGGCGACATTTGCTTTTACCGCCTGCATACCAATATTTTTGCAGGAATAAACGAGAGCAACAAAATGGTGTGGTGGGATGCCGGAAAGGCTAGCACTAACACTAAAAAAGCAGGCGGAACATATAAAAAAATACACAGAGTTATCAATGGAAATCAGAAGATTTTATATGTGCTGAGATGGAAAGGGTGAGAAAATGACACAGAGAAAAATTATTGATGTATCTACATACAACGGCACGATTGACTGGAAGAAAGTAAAGAAATACGGTTGCGATGGTGCGATCATTAAGATTATCCGCAAGGATTTAGGCAAAGATAAAAAATTTGAGGAGAACTATAAAAAATGTGAGGAGCTAGGCATTCCATGGGGCGTGTATAACTACACATACGCTACTACAGTGGCGAAAGCTAAGTCAGACATGGAGCTTGTGTGCGACATCCTCGACAATGTCAGCAAAAAGTATTTTAAATACGGCGTCTGGTTTGATATTGAGGATAAAATGCAGGCAAGGCTAAGTAAAGCAAAGATTGCTGAGATTATCAATGCGGCACAGACTGTCGTTGAGTCAAGAGGCTATAAATTTGGTGTTTACACCGGGATGTCGTATTTTTCGGAGCACATTGATAAAAACAAGGTCAAGTGTAAAAACTGGTGGATTGCACGTTATTACAAAGGCTATAACCTCATGGCATTTAAAGCGACACCAAACAAATCTTATAAACCTGCAAACGTAGATGACCTTATGGCATGGCAGTATACCAGCTCTGGCGTGTTTCCAGCCAAGGTTTCGACCGGCAACGGCGGAAAATTTGATTTAAATATTTTATATCACGACTTCCCGGCGGCACAGAAGGAAGAAACAGCAAAAAAGGTTAAATACACCGGGAAATTCCCTAAATTGCCGCCACGCGGCTACTATGCGTTTTTAGACGGTATTACAGTGTTAAAAGGCGCAAGAGGGGAAATTGAAAAATTGCAGAAGTTTTTAAACTGGGCTATCGGCTCGAAATTAGATACTGACGGCAAATACGGCGAAAAGACCGAAGATGCGGTTAGTATTTTCCAGTCGAAATGTAAATTAAAAATTGACGGCAAATTTGGAGCAAAATCCCTCAAAGCCGCAAAAACATTTAGAAAGTAATCGCGAAGTACTGCGATTTACATATAAAGTCATTTAGGGGAAGAAATCCCTCGAAGAAAAGGAGCAATCAAATGGCATTAACAAGAGCTTTTTTAAAGAGCATGACACTTACAGATGAACAGGTTTCCGCGATTATCGAAGAACACTCCGCAACTGTTACGGGTCTCAAGGGTGAGATCAGTAAGTATAAAGAGGATGCGGAGAAAGTCCCAGACCTCCAGAAGAAATTGGAGGACTACGAAAAGGATGATTGGAAAGGCAAGTACGAGAAAGAACACATAGGCTTTGAGAACTACAAAGCCGAACAGGACAAGAAAGCATCCTACAATGCAAAAGAAGCCGCATACAAAAAGATGCTTGAGGATTCTGGCGTGTCTAGTAAAGTAATTAACCTTGCCCTGAAAGCATCAAAAGAGACTATTGATAATTTAAAAATCGGAACTGACGGCAAATTTGAGAATGCAACAGAAGTAGAAAAAGGCATCAAAGAAGCGTATGCCGACTATATTACAACCGAAACGACTCAAGGCGCTAATGTATCGAACCCACCGGGAGGAGAACCAGGGAAAATGACCAAGAAAGAAATCATGGAAATTAAAGATGCAGGCGAACGTCAGAAAGCGATCGCTGAAAATCACGAACTTTTTGGTTTTTGAAAGGAGTAGACAATGGAAGGAGTAACCACTAGCACTGTATTAAATACAGATAGCACTCTCAAAGCGAGAGAAATTGATTTTGTAACAAGATTTGAAAAAAACTGGGATGCATTAAGAACCATCTTGGGAATCGTTAGACCTATTAGAAAAGAGCCGGGCACTAGCTTAGTAACCTACGAAGCACAGATGAAAGATGAGGCCTTACAGGGCGGCGCAAGTGTGGGCGAGGGAGAAGCAATCCCTTTTACACAGTTTAAGGTTGTAGAAAGTAAAAGGGAAGACATTGTCGTAGAAAAATACGCCAAATCTTTATCCCTTGAATCTGTGGCAAAATGGGGCGCAACGGTCGCAATCGAAAAGACAGATGATGCCTTTATGGTTGAGCTGCAGAACAAGGTTTTAAAAGATTTTTACACATTTTTAAAAACGGGAACATTAAAAGGTACGCAGAAGAAATGGCAGAAAGCACTTGCGATCGCAAAAGGTGCTGTACTCAACAAATTCGCAGGCATGAACAGAAATGTAACCGAAGTCGTAGGATTTGCAAATGTAATGGATTTTTACGACTGGTTAGGTGATAAAGAGATTACTGTGCAGACAATGTTTGGATTGCAGTATATCAAAGACTTCTTTGGTTTCTCTACACTGTTCCTCCTCCCTGACGCCTACATCCCGGCAAAAACTGTTATTGCAACACCTGTAGAAAATATTGACTTGTATTATATTGATCCCGGCGATAGTGATTTTAAAAAACTTGGCCTGGACTACACAACATCTGGCGAAACAAATCTGATTGGATTCCACGCAGGCGGCAACTATACAAACGCCACAGGCGAAACATACGCCATTATGGGCATGAAGCTGTGGGCAGAATACCTTGACGGTGTTTGCGTAGTTACTGTCGGAACCACAGAAACTATCCCAGAAGTATCAAGTGCCGTTTCGGAAGTAAGTTCGAACGGAAAATAAAAGGGGATGATTGAGTGCTTTATGAAATCATGAATCACATTCACAATTTCTTCCCGGTCAAAGGGGCGGCAATCACGGGAGAAATAACAATCGGAGATTGGATTTTTGACACGCTTAATTTTGATGTAGGCGTGACAGAAGATACTAAAGACCTGCGTTATTCTACTACCGCGATTCGCCTCCCGCTACAAGATGGGCAGTACTATTTAGTAAGCGGCTCTATCTTTAATGACGGGGTTTATCAGTACCACAAAGGCAATACTGCTCCGTTACAGGAGGAGACTTTTAACGGCGTAGTTGTTCCGCTCACTGGTGGACGAAATCAGCGAGTGGCAGGCGAAAAACGGCAATTTAGGAGCGTATCAGTCGGAATCGTTTGGCGGATATTCGTACAGCAGGGCAACAAACAGTAAAGGCGAGACCTACACGTGGCAAGATGCCTTTAGGGCACGCCTGAACCCATGGAGGAAAATGGCATGAGTTTAATCAATGAATTTTTACAAGATTGCATACTCATGGATAAAAAGCGTACTTCTGACGGCGAGGGTGGATTTATCACCGAGTGGGTGGAAGGTGCTAAAATACAGGCGGCAATAATCCAAGATACCTCTATGTCTGCCAGGGTGGCAGAGAAAGAGGGTGTAACAGCAACATATACAATTACTACAGCTAAAACAGTAAAGCTAGACTATCATGATGTATTAAAAACAAAAGACGGAAAAATTTTTAGAGTTACATCAAATTCAGGAGAAAAAGAAACCCCTGCGTCGTCTAATTTAGACATAGCACAGGTCCCGGCGGAGAAGTGGGAGTTAACGTCATGACCCCAACGGCGGCACTATATCAATTTTGGTCATCCTTCGGCATAACTGCATATCCGTCTAACAGGGTGCCGGAAGATACCGCTTTCCCTTTTATCACATACGAACCGATTATAGCAAATTGGTGGACAGGTGCGGCCGCCACTAGCGTCGTAAATGTCTGGTATCACACAGAATCTGAGGCAGTCCCAAACAAAAAGGCAAAAGAAATCAGCGACAGATTGCAAGGAGGTACTACGGTAAAATGCGATGATGGATTTATTTTCCTGTCGCAGGACCAGCCGTGGACCCCTTTGGTCGATGAAGCCGACTCGTCGATAGTACGCAGATACACAGTAATAACTATGCAATTTATAACTATTTAATGAGGTGAGCAAATGAAGTATACGCAGGTACCTTCTGACCTTTTCAAAAAAATACAGATTAACGCCGGTATTATTGTATCAGCTTTTGAGCCGGAAACGGGTGCCATAACAGCAACTAACATCCTCATGGCAACCAGCGGCGGTTGTAGCTTTAGCGCGGAGCCATCCTTTACGGATTTCGGGGAAGACATTGATAATGTGCCTAAAAACACGATGGAACTCAAGGAAATCGAATCTATCGAAGTAAAATTATCAGGCACAGCCGTTACAATGGATACCGCACAGGCTAAAAGTTTTATGGCGGCGGCAGACGTAGCGGGAAACAAAGTAACACCAAGGGCAGATTTAAAGGCAGAAGATTTTAAGGATATTTGGTGGATTGGCGACTATTCGGACGAAAATTCCGGGGATTCCGCCGGATTTATCGCAATCAAAATTATGAATGCACTCTCAACGGGCGGATTTAAGATTAAATCAGATGATAAATCCAAAGGAAATTTTGATTTCGAATACACAGGACATTACAGCATTAAGAACGCAGAGACAGTACCTTACGAGGTTTATATCAAAACAGGCGAAGCGGCGTAGGAGGTAAAGCATGAAATTATCAGAATTAACAGCAGAACAGGGTTTAGAAGCCATTGCGAACTCCCTCGAACATATCGGTAACATTGCAGACGATGATGATGCGCTCAGCCTGTGCCAGAAGCTTGTACCGCAGGAAGGGGAGAAATATATCAAAGTCTTTGCTAGGGGTGCTAAAACAGCTCCTAGGCTGTTAAAAACACACAAAGATGATGTAATTGGAATCTTAGCAGCGTTTGAATTGCAGAGTGTTGAGGAATACAAGAAAAAGCATAAATTAATGGACATTATCAAAGGCATGGTTGACCTCATCAATGAGCCGGAGGTACGTCAGCTTTTTTTCTCAGCGCCAACAAGCGCAGCAGAAGAACCCTCTGGCGATGCGCAGGAGAATACAGAGGAAGAAGCGTAAAGGGATTCTTGCTGTACGTCAAGGCTAAGATTTTAGACGACACAGAGGAATTAATTTACAAACGATACATGGCCGATGGGCTGAAATATGTAACCGAAAGCATTTCGCAGGCGTTCGGTGGGAAATATCTCTATGTATCATTTTTTGATTTAATTAATAGCGATAAAAAGCAAACAGTAACAAAGACTGGCGAAGAAATAGCCGCGGACGTCATTAAAAAAGCCGGATTGGTGGTGATGAGTGATTGAATGTGATGGAATTGTTTGTCACTCTGGCAATCAAAGACACCGCATATAAGCAGGGGCTGAAAGACGCAGAAGGTAACGCCAGCTCGTCCACATCAAAAATCGGCGGGGCATTTAAAGCGGTCGGGAAAGTAGCTAAAACAGCTATGGTGGCCGGCTCTGCTGCCGCCGTTGCATTTACAAAAACATCAATAGATGCCGGAATGAATTTTGATACTGCAATGTCTCAGGTAGCAGCTACCATGGGAACAACCGTAGACAAAATAGGGAACGTCAAAGCCAAGGCTGAGGAAATGGGGCGCACAACAAAGTACACCGCAACGGAAGCGGCGGAAGGAATGAATATCCTTGCTCAGGCTGGCTTGTCGGCGGATGAGCAGATTAGCGGTATCGGAACGGTACTTAACCTTGCCTCTGCCGGTGCTATGAGTCTGGAAGAATCGGCATCATATACTGCCGGAGCTGTAAAAGGCTTTGGTGACTCGATGAGTAACGCATCTTACTATGCCGATTTGATGGCAAAGGGTGCTACTCTTGCTAATACGGACGTAAGAGGCCTTGGAGAGGCTTTTTCCGGTTCTGCTGCCACAGCGAAAAACTACGGTCAAGCGGCGGACAGTGTCACGCTTTCCTTACTTCGCTTGGCAGAGCAGAACGTGACAGGCTCCGAGGCATCTACGGCATTAAATAGGGCAATGGCGGACTTATATACTCCGACTGATGATGCATCAAAAGCTTTAGATCAGTTAGGTGTATCCGCCTATAAGTCAAACGGCGAGGCAAAAGATTTTAACGACCTCGTAGACGAGCTTAATGGCTCTTTGCAGGGTATGACAGCGGAACAAAAAAACAATGCTCTTGCAACGATTTTTACAACGCAAGGCTTACAGGCGTTTAATAAAATGACCGCATCGAGTGATGCGACTGTGCAAAAATTTTGGAAAGGAATACAGGATTCCTCCGGCTCCGCGGCACAACAGGCAGCTACGCAGTTAGATAACTTGCAGGGTGATATAACCTTGCTATCTAGCGCTACAGAAGGCTTGCAACTTGCTTTTTACAATACATTTTCGGGTACTATCCGTGGTGCCATCAAAGGTATAACAAGCGAGGTTAGTGGATTAGCTGAGGCGATGGAATCTGGCGGCATAAGCGGCGCCCTTTCCAAACTGGCGCAAGATGCGATTAATTTTAGCGGCCAGTTGCCGGGGCTGACAAAAATCGGCGGCGACCTCATAAACGGTTTAATTTCAAGCGTTACTCAAAATTCTGGCAGTATTACAACTGCTGTCAGCCAACTGTTAAATAATCTTGCCTCTACGATTTCCACAGGGCTAAATGTATTTACATCGGTCGGAGTTAATTTGCTGACGACTATCGCTAACGGCATGACTCAGGGCATCCCGACCTTTTTGGGGCAGGCGTTGCCGATGCTGACACAATTTACAGAGTCATTGAGGAGCAACGCAGGCAAATTGATAAATGCAGGCCTGACACTTATCCAGAATATTGCTCAAGGGCTGATTAATTCTATTCCTGTATTGATTGCATATGTACCTACAATCATAACGAATTTGGCTGGCATTATTAACGATAATGCGCCAAAAATCCTTGCAACAGGAGTAACGATCATAACAAATTTAGCGATTGGCTTAGTTCGCGCGATTCCATTATTAATTGCTAATTTACCGAAGATTATCACAGCAATCGTAAGTGTATTTACAGCGTTTAACTGGTTTTCACTTGGTAAAAACATTGTTACTGGCATAATAAAAGGGGTCAAAAATCTCCCATCGCTCTTAAAGACTGCTGCTAAAAATGCCGTAAACGGATTCAAAGGGGCGTTTAGGGGCAACGGCATATTATCCGCTGTTAAAGGGGCGTTTACTAAGATACCGTCAGCTGTAAAGAGCATCTTTACCAAGGCAGTATCCCTTGTAAAAAGCTTTCCTGGACGATTTAAGAGTGCCTTAAAGTTTAGCTGGTCTCTTCCACACCTGAACTTACCACATTTAAGTGTTTCCGGCGGAAAGGCCCCATTTGGTATTGGCGGAAAGGGATCTCTGCCATCATTCCACATTAGCTGGTATAAAAAGGCTATGGAAAGCCCATATGTATTTTCTGATGCCACCTTATTTGGAGCAGGAGAAGCGGGAGACGAAATGCTATACGGTCGTAGCAGGCTGATGAGTGACATTAGAGAGGCAACACGGGGAACAAAAAACGATGTAACTATTAATGTAACTGTAAACGGTGCAGATAACCCAGAAGAATGGGGAAGAAGGATGGCAAGTGAGCTTAGAAGGCAGGTGAAAATGGCATAATGGCAAAGAAAAAGAAAAAGTCTGCTGCTCCCAGCGGTCTGTCTATATCGAGAGACAATCTAAAATTTACAATATCTTGGAAGATACCGGCAAAAAAATATGAGGATGGGCAGTGGCTGTGGTACCGCCTACATACAAAAAATTCCGGTGCTTCCAAGTGGGATTGGACAAAATGGAAAGAAATAAATGTGGGGAAATCAGCAACTAAAAAAACAGTCGCGCTTGATGCAAAAAATTATTATCCTGCCTCATCAAAATTATTAAATGCGATAGAGTTTAAGGTAAAGGGCAAAACAAAAAGTGATAAAAAGCATACCTATACAGCCGCACATTCCACAAAGACATTTACCATTTATGCACCAAATGCCCCTTCCGTTTCTTATTCTCTTGATGATACTGGCGCAAATAAAGGTACATTTACTTGGAATACCTCATACGAGGCAAATGATGCAAGGCATTTTGCAAGGACGCAGGTACAGACCGCATTAATGACAAACTATAAGGGCGCCATTGCAAACGCTCGCTTTACCAATGCATCCTATACGGGAGCGTCTGGCACATGGGCGATAACAGAGGATGGTTCCCCGACACAAAACAAGACATTTTGCCGTATTGTAAGGGCAAAATCGAGAGGGTGTGCCGGAGATTCCGGTTGGAGCTATGCATACCATTATTACAGCATCCCAGAGCGTCCAAATATACAGAGTACAGGGAGCAAAGAGATAGGCTCCTCTAGCCGCTATGTATGGGCAAACTGGGTGCAGGCATCGCCGCGGGACCGCCCTGTGGATTCCATGGAGCTACAATACGCTATAGATACGCCAGAAAGCGGGGAGAGGTACACTGGCACGTCATGGAGTACGGGGGTAACTGTTGCGTACCATGATTATACAGTGTCAGCAGATTTTAACACAGACGATGGCATAGCAGAAGACCAGATCATGTGGACAAGGGTGCAAAGTACGCACGATAAAAAATATGCATACTCTGAGCCACGAGTAGCGGCGCGAGGGGCTTTGAAATCCCCGTCATTTGATACGGTATCGGCAACAGGAACAACACTTACCATCAATAGCATTGAGCGAAAGACAGAAGTTCCTGACGCCAAAACAGCAATCTGGATGAAAATAGACAACGAGGAAAAAGGCGTTATCGCGATCACTGACAAGGAGGGCACAATCACAGTTACGTGTCCGGACGTTTCCGGCGGCACTGAATACCAGATTGCCCTCAAGAATTTTACCGGAACTTCTACACCTCAAAACGGAGCATCTGGCATCACCTACAAACTTAGCCCCCTCATGCAGTCAGGGTGGATTTACTCAGAGGCAAGAAAAATTGCAGTCCCACCGAAAAATATAACTGCAATGGCGGTAGCATCTGATACCGTAGAATTAACATGGGATTGGTCATGGAAAAACGCAGATGCGGCTACTATATCATGGGCAGACCATGAGGACGCATGGATTAGTACGGACGCCCCAACTACTTATGACGTGGAGGACAGGGAAACAACGTGGCACATCGGGTCCCTGGAATCGGCAAAAACATATTATTTTCGCGTAAGATTGCGGGATACGTCCGGGGATGAGGAAGTGTTATCTCCTTGGTCCGATACGGTTTCCGTATCTCTAAGCGAGACCCCAACGACTCCTACGCTTGCAACAACAGAAAATTATCTTGCCATGGACGATATAGTTATTTGCAGTGTCGGCTACACCGGAAACAGCAAAGCGAGCATAAAAATAGCAGAAGCGATTAACGATGAACCGGTCAAAGGTAACGATGGAAACGTTGTGGTTTTAATGATGTCTTCCGGCATGGAGACATTATCGGAAACGATTGAAAACATTAATAAAATCTATACTGCAAGTGGTCTTTTGAGCAATCTGTGGAATGTAGGAGAAATCCATTATTTAAAAGCAATGGTTACAGCACAGGGAGGCAAGGAAGGGGCATGGTCAGATTCTGTGGCTGTTGAAATTGTTGCAAAACCTGCGATAAACAGCGTGACAACAAATCTTGTTTCGGAATCAACTGCATATAATTCTGGCGATGTTACCACGGAAACGAGCGACCAGACAGTACCAGAATCATCGGAAGGTACAACAAATTATTTAGAGCAGCTACCATTAACAATAGTCCCTTCCTTCGGGGATTCTGCTGGCACAGCAAAAGTAACGATTGTCAGGGACGAGGATTATTATATTCTGCGCCCGGACGGATTAAAGGAACAACATTTTGCCAATGAAATTATTGCTAGTTTTACTGGCAACGAAACAGACAGCTACGCTATTGGCTTAAGCGACCTGATCGGGCAGATGGATGACGGTGCAAGGTACAGCATACAGATTGCATTTACAGATATTTATGACCATGTGGCAGAAAAAAAGATACCGTTTGTTGTACGGTGGAAACATCAGCCGGAAGTACCAACGGCCACTGTAAATACGATTGCAGACAACAAAACAGCGAGTATTGTCGTTGCTAAACCAACTACATATGCTGATGGGGATACATTTGACCTATACCGGATGAGTGTAGACAGAGCGGAATTGATTCTGGAAAATGGGGTTTATGGCCAGAAATATGTTGACCCGTACCCGGCGTTAAATGAGTACGGCGGCATACTGGTTGTAAATAAAACCGCCAACGGTGACTATATAACGTCAGATAGTTCGTTTGCATGGTTATATAGCGATTTTTCCATCGAATATAAAAAGGCAATCATTGATTTTGACGGTGAATCTATCGAAATCCAGTATAACATTGACTGTGATAATTCGTGGGATAAAGATTTTGAGAGGACGGTATACCTTGGGGGCTCTGTGCAAGGCGATTGGAACCCAGCAGTCACTCGTGATTTAAAAATTGATGCAGTAAGTATCTCACTAACAGAACCAACGATGATTGAGCAAATGAGGCGGCTCGCAACGTATCCCGGAATATGCCACGTTAGGACACCGGACGGCTCGTCATTTTCCTGTGATATACAGGTGTCGGAGAAAAAAGACCACGATAACAAAATGCGGACAGATTTCTCACTAACGATTAAAAAAGTGGATTCGGAAGAACTGGATGCTGTGACGGAAGAGCAGTGGAGTGCAGAGCATCCTAGCGAGGTGATGTGATGGATTGGAGCAAAGGATTTTCAGCAAGATATATTTTGACGACAGTTGACCCCAAGACGTGGACAGACCAGCAAGAATTTGAATTTACTGAGGGCAGTATTGACCGAGACAGCACGTCAGATTTAAGAGAATCTGCCTCCGTCACAATGACAGAAAAGATAACAGACAATGAGTGCTGGGTTCGCATTTACCTACAGGCTATACAGGGAGGGTCAGGAGCAAAAGTAGCACTATTTACCGGCTTGACTGCCTTCCCGGAAAGAAAACTTGATGGTGTGAGAGAGACTTACAACATTGACTGCTATTCTGTTCTCAAGCCGGCAGATGATGTAATTCTGCCGCGTGGTTATTATGCACCAGCCGGTAGCGGAGCAAAACAGATTAAAAATCTGCTTAATGATTGCATTCCTGCCCCCGTATATGTCGAGGGAACATCCCCGATTACTACAGAGAATATTGTTGCAGAAGATGGAGAAACAAGGCTCACGATGACGTTACACATATTAGATGCTATTGGATGGAGAATACGAATACTTGGTGATGGAAGTATTGTTATCTGTGCAAATGATAATAATAGCAGTCTTACAGTGGGAATCAACGCAAATGACATCGTGGAGTGCGACGTAACAGACACATTTAATTGGTACGATACACCAAATTGTTTCATGGCGATACACGATGATTACGGAGCGGCTATTGCAAGGGATGATAGTCCAGATAGCTTTTTATCAACGGTAAATCGTGGTAGGGAAGTGTGGAAATCAGAAACAGGCGTCGAATTATCCTCTGGGGAAAACATAGCGGCATACGCCGTTAGAAAACTAAAAGAATTGCAGAATCCTGCCAGAACGATACAGTACAGCCGGCGATTTTTCGAGGACGTTCTTTTAGGAGATGTGGTCTTTCTAAATTATCCGAGACATGGCCTTACTGGAAAATTCAGAATAACATCACAAACCTTGTCGCTTGAACATGGATGCCGGACAAAGGAAGAGGTAGAGAGCATTGAATGATTTCATAAAAGAGATTGCCTCGGCAATGAAAGAAAGCAAAACAAAGCCTTACGACACGGTTGCAAAAGTCCTTCGGGTTGACGAAAAAACAGCATATGTCCACATTGACGGTGGAGCAGATGAAACCCCCGCACAGATGGCGATTAATTGTAAGACAGGTGACACAGTAAAAATCCGTGTCAGCGGCGGAAAAGCATGGTTAACAGGAAACATTACAGCACCACCTACGGATGACTCTGTTGCAATTAAAGCGAATAAGACAGCTACTAAGGTAAAGAAATCCTACGAGAACTTTAAAGATATTACTGAGGAAAACTTTAGCAGTCAGGAAGACAAGATAGCAGAGGCTGCTAAAGTTGCAACCAACTTCATGAAATATATCGAAGGACTTGGATTAGTTGTCGGTGATATGCGAGGAAATACGCTTGGACAGAACGCGTTACTTGACGCAAATGGAATGTGCGTGCGCAACAATAACAGCGAAATTGTACGATTTGGAATTACAGATATTAAAGTAGTGAATGAAGACGGAGACCCTGTTTATAGTGGCGCTGGCTCGGTCGTAAAGTCACAAAACAACATTGTTGTATCAACACAGCAAACAAAAGATGCAGGTAATACTAATGCCGGTGGTAAGGCTGCGCTTGAATTATATTATGATAGTGCAAAAGATAATATGAGTCTCTCGTTATCTGTAAAAAGTGGAACATCCTATACTGATTTGTACGAAAGCATTGGAAATGGGATATATGCTGATAACTCTAATACAAAGATTGTGTCTTCGGACGTAATAAAGTTGGATGCAGGGAGAATATATTTATCCACCTATTTAGGGGCTTGGAGACCATATTTTTGCGCTGGCGATTCGATCAGTGCAACTTTTGGTACTGCTGGATATATTACGAGTTCCGGCAAGGATGTCATTTTTATAATTCCATTATCAAAACCAATAATTGGGAACCCGACGGTAACAGTAACAAGTGTGGAAGGGCTTATGGTCCGACAAAATAATAAGTATTTGTATGGTGGCTCGTCAACAAAATATGTCAAACCTAGCAAATATGCTGTACACTCAACGCTTAGTGGAGGCTGCATCCATGTATTTGCAACAATGCCAAATACTACAGATGTTACAAACAATAGTCCTTGCGGCATCTATGCTAATATTAAGATAACATTCTCATAGGAGGAATAAAATTGGCTTTAAAAAAAGAAATCCGTCAAAGCGATGGCGTAGTTACTAATTATCACAGAATATTATATATCCAATCTACAATCAACAGTCATGATTCAATAGCTGTAGTATCTTATGTAGATGAGATTGGTAGAGCTATGGAAAGCAACGGTGACAGACCGTACAGAGCCGCTGTTACATATGAGAAAGAGTATGAAGAGAATATGACTATTGAAGATGCTTATAAGTATCTCAAAACACTTCCAGATTACGAAGATGCAGAGGATATCTGATACAATTTATGCATAAGGAGGCGAAAGCATGATAGCTAGTGGGACAATAATTATTGACGGGCAGACATACCGCAAAGGAGATATTATACACGATTTAGGCGGCTGGGATTGCATAGATACGGACGGAAGTAAGCGATATTACTGGGGGAAGTCTTCCGAAGTAGATAAATTACCTCATTATGTTGCAAGTGGTTCAACGGCGTTATGCGTAGACACAGGGGAATTATATGGCTTTTATGCCCCTGATAGCAAGTGGTTTTTACTTTAGGGAGGTGTAGAGCATGAGAAAAAGCGGTTTAACGGGAGATGAGGCATATATACTCTCAAAACATGGGGAAACAACAGAAGACCTTGGCCCGTTAAAAAAAGAAATTGGTAAGATAAAGGAAGATATAGATAATTTCCCATTTCAGCTAATCAAGTCAAAAAATGAATTTAATTCTGAGTCTGTAGATAACCAAGATGGAAAAAGTCTTTCTGATGTAGGCGCAGTTATTGATGATTCAAATTATAGTGTATCTCATAAAATAAAATGTCAGTATGGAGATACAGTTTATTTGTCAAGAAGGATTAGTGACATATCAGATGAAAGACAGTTCGTGACTGTATGGAATATCTGTGCATACGATTCATCCGATAAATTTCTTGGAATTAGTACAAAAGGTAGCTATGCAGTCCCTCCAAATACAGATCATGTTAGGTTTAACTATTGGACTACTTTAGCAAAGACAAGAAAAATCATGTTGTCTTTAAATTCTGATATTACCTATGAAGAATATTTTAGCCCATATTATATTGTTGAGAAAAGCGCGATTGATAATCCAGTAAAAGAATTATTTAAAGATGATGGGATTATAGTTGACAGGAAAATTATAATGCCACTTTACGGGTTATATGTAATGCAAGGGAAATCTGTGCCAGTATTTTTTGACAATATAATTATGCATGGACAAGCTAAAAATTTAAATGTATTTCAGAGCGCAAAGGGGAATTTTCTTGACAATGGTGTATTCCAAAAATCATTAGAAACATTAGAAAAAGGATTCTATCAAAATTATGTTATTGCAAATTCTAGCTACAATACATTGCTAAAAAAGAACGATGATGTAGTAAATAATAGCAGACTTACTGTAGTTGACACAAACGCTGGAAATGGTGTTACCAGAAAAGTGTTAGTAATAGGTGATTCCCTTACAGCGGCAAATGTATGGACTGATAAACTTATTGACCTGTTCGCAGATGATGTAATGAACATTGAAATGCTTGGCACAAGAGGCACTTTGAAAGCACCGAATGAGGGTAGAGGTGGTTGGAGAGCTTGGAATTATGCGTTTGAAAAAGATGCTAGTAATGACGGATTATCTTCAAGTGTCACTAATCCATTTTTTAATCCTGTATCTAATAAATTTGATTTCTCATATTATATGAACCAACAAAATTACACGTCAGTTGATTATATTTTATTGTGCTTGGGGACAAATGATGTTTCGAGAAGCACTCACAACGCAGATGATGATATTTTACTCGCATGGAAGACAATCATTGATTCGATAAAAGCTTTTGATAATAATATTAAAATCCTGATTTGGTTATTGCCTATGCCTTGCGGATTAACTAATGAGCAGCCTAAAAAAGATACGTTTTTACACATGAAAGAGTTGTTGATTAACAAATATGACAATGTGGAAAGTAGACAAACGAATAAAATATATCTTGTTGATGTCGGGTGCTCGGTAAGCCCAACGGATGATTTTAACTATAAAGAAGAACTGATTTCGGAATATGGTGAGGAAAAATGGAAAAGACCGACTGATATTATACACCTTGCAAACAAAGGTTATTATGCAATTGCAAAAAATATACATGCAGGAATTAAAGCCATTGAAAGTGGAGTCATTACTAATTAGTAATTAACTAAAGGAAGCTTTAATTAATTCATAAAAACAAAAGAAAAATAATTTTTAAGGAGGAATGGAGATGGTAGATATTATGTTACCTTTAATAACTTGTATTTTTGTAGTTTTTGATTTAGCTAGCGGTGGAGTAGCCGCCTGTGCCAACCACGAGTGGAAATCCTCAGAAATGAGAAAAGGATTGTATCATAAATTTGGCTCCATTATGCTTGTGGTGCTTGCGTACCTTATTGACTACGCCCAGAAATATGTAGACTTAGGCTTTCAGGTGCCTATTGCTGCAGGAGTTTGTGTTTACATCATTTTGATGGAGCTAGGCTCTATTGTGGAGAATATCGGCAAAATTAACCCTGATTTACTCCCAGACAAGGTTAGAGCGATTTTAGGACTGGACAAAATGAAATAAATTTACGTAATTTTTGCGTGTTTGAGGTGATGCAGTGAACAGAAGTTTGATAAAAAAACTCTGGAAATTAGGTGATAAACAATTTATCGATTACGCCTTGTCGTGTGCCCGCTTAACCTTGCGGGAACGCGAAACTGTACAGTACTTGCTTTTTGACGGATTAACGCAGGAGCAAGCCGCCGAGAAAATGGATATAAGCACGAGAGGATTACAAGGGCTGTGGAGTTGCGCCGTGGAAAAAATTTTGTTAGTTCCCGGTGCGATCCCGTACATAAACAGTCTTTAAAAAACTAAAGATGATTTAAAAATTGCGCAGAAATAAGCACACTGTCTTCGTGGTGGTGTGCTTATTTTTTTGCGATAATAAAACTATAAGGAGGGCGGAGAGATGTATCAATATTGGAATCCAAATCCTGCGGCGGCAAAAGTGGGGGATTGTACTGTACGTGCTATCTCAAAGGCTATGGGTCAGACGTGGGAAGAAACGTACATACAGCTTGCGCTGTACGGCTTGATGCTATCGGATATGCCCTCGGCTAACGCAGTGTGGGGCGCATACCTCAAAGACAATGGATTTAGCCGTTATATAATCCCGGACGAATATATGACCTGTACCGTCTCGGAATTTGCAAACAACCACCCGGAAGGGGTTTATATTTTAGCACTGTCAGGGCACGTTATAGCGGTAATTGACGGAAATTACTATGATACGTGGGACAGTGGAGCAATGACACCAATATATTACTGGCGGCGCGGAG